CTCGTTATGGTAAGATCCATACCTGCCAGAAAACTCTTCTAGTGGCAAAGGAGATACTTCCTACAGCAGACCCTCAAGGTCGCAGTGGGAAGGGTCCAACACCCTTTGTCTTTGCAGGACCTGATGAGTTTAAATATGATGAAGGTATTGATATTTACGATAAGTACAAGATGTATATCTCATCTAAACCCTGGGTGAAAGATAATTATCTTCGTATTCCAGATCGTAAACCAGAGTGGGTATGAATGGAAGAACAATATGGTTGGGATACTAAAGATGAGTTCCCCAATGAACGTACAGAATTTCCTTCTTGTACAAGAGTTAAAACACTTTATCTTTATGAACTAGAGAATGGTAAATGTCTCATGCATGATGGATATGTTCAAATAGGTAGTATGAACCATAGTGTTGAAAAGCATATGGAATTAAATCCCACTATTAATTGGATTGTAACTTATTGGTGTCCTGATATATTTGCTAATAGGTATAAGAGAGCAACATTTCAAAAGACTGAAAAGAAAAATGAAGGGAGCCCAAGAACAGATAATCAGGGACAGGGTATGGATTTGGGGACAAACCCGAACGGTTGTGGTATACTAAAGGACAAGTAAACTTGAGTGGTTACGATGAAAGCATTAAGAGTTGATGTGAAAACCCAAGTCACTGTCCTCATCAACGATGATGATGATCACTGGGCAATCAAACACAATGCAATGCAGCAAGTACATGATGATATTCATTGGCACTTAAAAGACAAATTTATTATTGATTATCCTGAGGATTGAAAATGTTTATACCAGAAGAAGACTATCAAAAGATGATGAAGTCTATGCCAATTTTTTGTGCAGACTTTGCGTTTAGATATAAAAATAAATTTCTATTGATTAAAAGGACACAAGAACCTGTGAAGGGTGTGTTCTGGGTTATTGGAGGAAGACTTAGGTTTAGAGAAACAATTCAAGAACTTGCTGAAAGAGTTCATATTAGAGAAGTTGGAAGATGCTACCCAAACTTTAAACTTGTGGGATTCTCAAACTACATGTTTCCAGACGTTGAAGATGCAAGAGCAACTCATACACCAACTCTTCTTTACTTAGTCGATGTTGATGAGATGTTTGAACCAGTTCTTGATGAAACAAGTTCTGAGTTCATGTGGTCTGAAGAACTACCCGATGAACTGAAAGAACAAACTCATTTTATTCATGACTTCTAAGGTAATAAAAAACTTATATAAAAACTTATTAACATGGGAAGAACTTGAATATCTTATAAATGTTCGTCCATTACTTACATATGAACGAGTTCATTTTGGTGGAAAGGATAATTGTAAATGGGAAGATACTGCATGGTGTCTTGATAACGATTGTTTTCCACCAAGTACTGTAGGTGATGCAATACGCAATGGAGTATGTTATTTTCTCGATATGTCAAAGTCTACAGAGAAAATAAATCGTCTATGTAAGGTCTTTGAACGCAAATATCAGAAACCAGTAGATGCACATGTGTATGCATGTAAGAACCTAGATGCAGTTCATCCATTTGGAACTCACTTTGATTATAACAACAATATTATTGTTCAATGTGAGGGTGTCACAAACTTCAAAGTGTGGTATGATTGGTTGTGTGATCCTAAAGGAGACAATGGCAATCTGACCTTAACTGAAGATCCCTTTATTGATTGTGATCTTGAACCTGGTGATGCAATATTCATCCCAGCATTTTTCCCACATCGGGCAACATCTATTACTGAAAGATTATCTGTTAGTTTTCCAACAGAGATTAATAGTGATAGTGAATTAAAATTTGAGGACAGGACCTGGATTAAATTATGAAAAAGACTGACTTTCTTTGGGTTGAGAAGTATCGACCAAAGACGATTGATGACTGCATTCTTCCTGAGCATACTAAAACTATGTTTAAGGACTTTCTAAATAAGCAAGAAATACCCAACTTGCTTCTTTCTGGACCAGCTGGTTGTGGCAAAACCACAGTGGCAAAGGCACTATGCGAGCAACTGGGTGTAGATTATTACGTTATCAACGGATCTGATGAAGGACGATTTCTGGACACAGTTAGGAACCAAGCAAAGAACTTTGCTTCGACCGTATCACTTTCGGCAACTGAAGCAAAGCACAAAGTCATCATTATTGACGAAGCTGACAACACAACCCATGATGTACAGCTCCTCTTACGGGCAAATATTGAGACATTTTATAACAACTGTAGATTCATCTTCACCTGTAATTTCAAAAATAAAATCATTGAACCTCTCCACTCCCGATGCGCCGTCGTCGAGTTTGGAATTAAGGGAAAAGAAAGACAGGGAATTGCAGCAAACTTCTTCAAACGTCTCCAACAAATCTTGGTTGCAGAAGGTGTTGAATATGATAACAAGGTCCTGGTAGAATTGATCAATAAGCACTTTCCTGATTGGAGACGTGTTCTTAATGAGTGTCAAAGATACTCAGTGTCAGGTAAGATTGATAGTGCTATCCTTGCTCAGTTCTCTGATGTAAGTGTTGAAGATTTAATCAAGAATTTGAAAGTCAAAGACTTTGGTTATGTCCGAAAATGGGTTACATCTAATTTAGATAATGATCCTAATCTAATCCTTCGTAGGGTTTATGATGGTCTTGCATCTGTTGTTGATGGACCTTCTCTTGCAGCAGCAGTTCTAATCATTGCCAAGTATCAGTATCAGATTGCCTTTGTTGCTGATCAGGAGATTAATATTCTCGCAGCACTAACTGAAATTATGGTAGAGTGTAAATTCAAATGAAAAAAACAAAATTAAAAGCACAAGTTAAGTCTAGATTCTATTATGTGTTCTGGGGCACTGCTACCGTAGCAGTTGTTCTTGGGCAACTTTATGTTGGAACTGGATATCGAGTTCTGCACGGAAGTGTGCAAGAACTATTGAATAACGTTGATGGAGTTCTTCTCCACAAATCTGATACACCTAATTTTTACTAATTATGATTGATGTAAAACTGCTCCGTATTATTACGGGTGAAGAAGTGATTGCAGAACTAGTCACTGAAGATGAGAATACTATTACCATTAAGAATGGTCTAGTAGTTCTACCTAGTGCTCAGAATGTTGGGTTTGCTCCATGGGCAACAGTTATCGATAAGGAGGAACCTGATATTCAATTGTCACGGGACTTCATTGTTTACGTTGTCAACGTTGACTCTTCTGTTAAGAACAAGTATAATCAGATCTTCGGAAGTAAACTGGTCACTCCCGACGAGAAAAAACTTATCCTCTGATTTTTTTATTTTATTATGAAAGCATTGAAGACTCCTCTCCGTTACCCTGGAGGCAAGTCCAAAGCAATCAAGACTCTTTCTCAATGGTATCCCAAAGTCATCACTGAATATCGTGAACCATTTATTGGTGGTGGATCTATTGCAATTGATGTGACCAAAGAGAATCCAGACATTCCTGTCTGGGTGAATGATCTGTATGTGCCCCTATACAATTTCTGGGTGCAACTGCGGGATCGTGGTCAAGACCTCTCTGAGAGTGTCAGGGAACAGAAAGAGAAGATGCTTGAGAGTGGCACTCAAGAAGAGAAAGATAAGTTTGCTAAGGAACTATTCAATCAGTATGCTGCTGAGATTGATACTTACGATAATTTCCAGAAGGCACGTGCCTTCTTTATTATGAATAAGTGCAGTTACTCGGGATTGACTGAGAACAGTTCTTTCTCTCGAACTGCTGCCAATTCCAACTTCTCTTTAGTTGGTGCAGATAAACTTGCACAGTTTTCTAAACTGATCAAGAACTGGAAGATTACTAATATTGATTACTCTGAAGTAATGAATGCCGATGGTTCTGAGAATACTTTTGTATTCCTTGATCCTCCTTATGACATCAAAGACTTTCTGTATGGAAAGAATCGTGAGATGCACAGATCGTTTGATCACGAGGTATTTGCTGAAAACGTATATAAGTGTCCTCACGACTTCATGATTACTTACAACGTGAATGATCGTCTCCTTGAGTTGTATAAGGAATATTATCTTGAGTATTGGAAACTACGTTACTCTATGGTTCATCGTGGTGACAAGAATACTCAGGATAATGTGAAGACTGAACTTCTGGTTACAAATTACTCTCTTACTCCACTTACACCACTAGAGGAACAATGGAATTGAAAGATTGGATGAACTCAATAAACTTTAATAAGGAAAACCTTATTAAAGAAGACCCCGATTCCGTTAAACAATACCCACCCTTCATCATAAACAAGTGCTTGTCTGGGCACCTTGATGCTATTATGTTTGCTAATGAAATGAATAGGTATCATTTCTTAGATAAAGATATGCAATATTCATTTTTGCTAAATAGTCTGAGGAAAAAGAAAAGATTCTCTCCTTGGATTCGTAAAGAGAAAATTGATGATCTGGATGCCATTAAACAATATTATGGATATTCCAACGAGAAATCAAAAGAAGCTTTAAGAATTCTTTCCAAAGAACAAATTACTTTTATCAAATCTAAGATTGAAAAGGGTGGAAAAAAATGACTAAAATTATTGAACCTCAGGTTACTTGGTCTCCTTCTATGATGGTTGAGATCAGTCTTCGAGAACCAGATGACTTCCTGAAGGTACGTGAGACTCTGACACGAATTGGTGTTGCTTCTCGGAAAGAAAAGAAACTGTACCAATCATGTCATATCTTGCATAAGCAAGGTAAGTATTATATTGTCCACTTCAAGGAGTTGTTTGCCCTTGACGGAAAATATGCAAACATTACTGTAAATGATATTCAACGCAGGAATAGAATTATTAAACTTCTTGTTGACTGGGGACTAGTTGAACTACTAGAAGAAGAAAAGATTATGGACATTGCACCACTCAATCAGATTAAGGTTATTGCTTATAAAGAGAAAGGTGAATGGTCACTAGAGCAAAAGTATAATATCGGATCTAAGAAGAAAAAGGAAGAAGCATGAAAAAAATTCTCCTCAAAGATTTTATTTTTAAGGGGAGAATAAAAGATCATGATCTTGTTAAGGATAAACTTCTCTTTGAAATTGATAAAGCAGACTGCGATACTTTAGAAAAAGTAGAAACTAGATTTGAAAGTATTTCTAGATTTGATTGGTGCAGTGCAGAAGATATGTCCAGAAAATGGATTAAAATATTTGAACCTCACTTCAGCAATGTGATTGATGAGTTTCTTACAATAACACCATATCTTTCAATAGAAGTTATTGAGATGTGGTTTCAGCAGTATCGTAAATATGATATGCATGATTGGCATACTCATGGTGAGCAGTATACTGGTGTTTATTATTTGGAGTTTCCTCACGGAAGTTCTAAAACAGAATTAGTTTCTCCGTATGATCATACTAAGCAATTGGTTGATGTTGAAGAGGGTGATATAATCTTTTTTCCTGCACACGTTGCTCATAGAGGTACTACAAATTTATCAAAAAGAAAAACTATAATTTCATTTAATTTCTCCATAGGTAATGATTATGATGGGATCATCAACCATGAGATGTTGAATTCCCTACGTTAAGGTACGGTTCTCTGAACCTTCGATTTTTGGGAGTGTGCTATAAATAAGCATGGATGCCTTCGGGGTCCACACAATCAAATCTCGCTTTAATAAGGAGAAGTACAATGAACAACTTAGCAAAGTTTAATGCCGCTAATTTAGATCAACTGCTAGACCGCATAAATAGGAATAGTATTGGTATGGATGAATACTTCAATCGTCTGTTTTCGTTGCATGAAACGACATCGAATTATCCTCCATACAATCTAATACAGGTCAGTAACACAGAATCTGTATTAGAACTGGCACTAGCAGGATTTAAAAAGAAGCAAGTAAATGTCTACACACAAGACGGTAAACTCTTTGTCGAGGGACAAAGAGAGGATGGAGAAACAGGCACGGATTACGTCCATAGAGGAGTGGCTCAACGATCTTTCACAAGGTGCTGGACACTCAGTGACGAGACGGAAGTTGGATCAGTTAGCTTTGAGGATGGGCTTCTGAGGATTACACTTGGAAAGATAGTACCAGAGGCACACAAGAGAAGGGTTTATCTGTAAATCCTAATCATAAGTTGACAAACTGCTTATTATTGACTAAATATATATCTAGTAAGCATTTGTACTCATGGCACTATTAGCAACGATTATTATTCTGGCTGCATCGTTTGTTGGTGCAGCAATGATGACACAATCAGGAGATGAGAAGGTGAATAAATAAAAACGTATCGTCGTCGCAGACGGAGAGGTAACTGGCACAAACCAGTTGACACCTCTCTTTTTTATTGCTAAAATGACTTGGAGTAATCTAAAATTATGACCGTAAAACTTGCTATACTAAAATCTGGTGAAGAAGTTGTCACCGATGTAAAAGAAATGCATCATGGTGAAGGTGAAAATACAAAAGTTGTAGGATACTTTTTCAAGAAACCATGCATCGTTCGCATGAAAAATATTGAAGTTCCTGAAAATCTACCACAGGTAACTTTTGATATTTCACTTCAACCATGGGTTCCACTCGGGAAAGGACCCGTTTATCCAGTTGCAATGGATTGGATTGTGACTTTTGTGGATCCAATCGATAAACTTAAAACCGCATATCTAGAACAAATTCTATCTAAGGATGATGAAAATTATGGAGAAGTTAGTGATCAAGATTTTGGTTTTGATGGACCAGACGCTGTTGATTAGTCAAATTGAGGAAACTGGTGCAGACATTGGAGAACCTGATTGTAAATTGACAGAACCATTTATGATCAATTCTGATGGAACACTAGAACCTTGGTTAATTAACATTACATCCGATAATCAATTTATGATGTCATCGGATAAAATTCTTACATTGGTAAATCCAAAACCCACTTTACTTGAAAAGTATAACGATTTGTTGGAATGAGAGTTCTGACCCTACACATTTGAAATAAACTACTTTATGAATTTCTACACCAATGTTCAGATGATCGGGAACAAATTCCTGTTCCGTGGTTATGAGGATGGTAAGTCTGTTATGTACAAAGAAGAGTTTTCACCAACTCTCTTTGTTCCTTCCAAGGGCAAATCTAAGTATAAAACTTTGGAAGGTGAATATGTCGAACCTATTAAACCAGGTGGAGTTCGTGACTGCAGAGATTTTTATAAAAAGTATGAAGATGTTCAGGGTTTTTCCATCTATGGTAATGACCGATATATCTGTCAATATATTTCCGATAAGTATCCAGAGGAAGAACTGAAGTTTGATATCAGTAAGATCAAACTAGTTACTTTGGATATCGAAGTTTCTTCTGAGTATGGATTCCCCGATCCAATTTCTTGCTCAGAAGAAATTTTGTGTATCTCGGTTCAGGACTATTCTACAAAGCAAATTATGACATGGGGTGTTAAACCCTTTGAAGTTAAGCAAAAGAATGTAAAATATTTCCACTGTAGTACAGAACGTGGAGTTCTCCAGTCATTCTTAGATTGGTGGGATGTAAATCCTCCCGAAGTTATTACTGGTTGGAATTGTCAACTATATGATATCCCATATATCTGTGGACGACTAGATCGTGTCTTGGGTGAGAAGCAGATGAAACGTTTCTCACCTTGGGGTCTTGTAACTCGGAATGAGTTGAAGATTATGGGTAGAGATCAGATCTCATATGATGTTGGAGGTATCTCTCAACTAGACTATATGGACTTGTACAAGAAGTTTACTTACAAGGCACAGGAATCCTATCGTCTAGACCACATTGCTAATGTGGAACTTGGGCAGAAGAAACTTGATCACTCTGAGTTTGATACGTTCAAAGATTTTTATACTGGTAATTGGCAGAAGTTTGTAGAGTACAACATCATTGACGTTGAACTTGTTGACCGACTGGAAAGCAAGATGAAACTTATTGAACTCGCAATCACTATGGCATACGAAGCCAAAGTCAATTATAACGATGTGTTCTATCAAGTACGGACTTGGGATGCCATCATTTATAACTATTTGAAGAGAAAGAATATTGTTATTCCTCCCAAAGTTGGAGGCAGCAAAAACGAAAAGTACGCAGGAGCATATGTCAAGGAACCGATTCCTGGAAAGTATGATTGGGTTGTGTCTTTTGACCTCAACTCTCTTTATCCTCATCTCATTATGCAGTACAACATCTCTCCCGAGACGTTACTCGATGAAAAACATCCAACGGTTAACGTTGATCGAATCCTTAATGAAGAAATAACATTTGAGTTGTATAAGGATAATGCGGTATGTCCTAATGGAGCCATGTACCGCAAAGATGTTCGTGGGTTCTTACCAGAACTCATGGAGAAGATGTACGGTGATCGTGTCATCTTTAAGAAAAAGATGCTCAAGGCAAAGCAAGAATATGAAAAAACACCAACTAAAGCATTGGAGAAAGAGATTGCACGTTGCAACAATATCCAAATGGCTAAGAAGATCTCTCTTAACAGTGCTTATGGCGCTATCGGTAATCAGTATTTTAGGTACTACAAACTTGCCAATGCAGAGGCAATTACCCTGTCAGGACAAGTAAGTATCCGATGGATTGAGAATAAGATGAATGAATATCTAAATACTCTTTTGCAAACAGAATCGGAGGATTACGTCATTGCATCAGACACAGATTCTATCTATCTTAATATGGGACCTGTTGTTGATAAATTTTTTGCTGCTAAGTCTGGCAACAAAGAACGGATTGTGGATATACTTAATAAGGTCTGTGAGGAAAAACTGGAACCGTACATTGATACCTGCTACCAGAACCTTGCGGACTACGTTTCGGCATATGATCAAAAGATGCAAATGAAACGGGAGAACATTGCTGAGCGTGGCATCTGGACTGCTAAGAAGAGATATATTCTTAATGTATGGGATAGTGAGGGTGTTCGTTATGATGAACCCAAACTCAAGATTATGGGTATTGAAGCAGTCAAGTCATCAACTCCAGCACCTTGTCGTAAGATGATTAAGGATGGTCTAAAGTTGATGATGAATGGTACGGAAGAGGAAGTAATTGACTTTATTGATAAGTCTAGGGAAGAGTTTAAAAAGATGAGACCAGAAGAGATTGCTTTTCCTCGTTCTGTATCTGATGTTGTCAAGTATAAGTCTCATTCTAATATCTACTCTAAAGGAACACCGATTCATGTAAGAGGATCTCTTCTATTCAATTACTACATTAAGAAGAATAAACTAGATCACAAATATTCTCTGATTAATAATGGTGAAAAGATTAAGTTTTTGTATTTGAAAAAACCAAATACAATCCATGAGAACGTAATTTCTTTCATTCAGGATTTTCCACATGAACTTGGAATTGACAAATACATAGACTATGACTTACAATTTGAGAAGTCCTTTGTCGAACCACTGAAAGCAATTCTTGATGCGATTGGTTGGAATGTCGAAAAAACTGTAAACCTGGAATT